CCTTCACCTAAACCATAAACGTGTCTTCCTATCATTTTTTTAGTCATCTCTGCAGTGAACGTAGCACCAGCAGAACCCGCTGCGGTACCTGCAACTGGAGTTACAAAACTTCCACCTACTCCACCAGCTATTGCCGATGCAACTGTAAGAACATCTCCTCCTATTGCTGCTAAATCACCTTTAGTTGGATATAATGTTGGTGCATTAGTAGTGGTCCATTTACCAGTTCCACCTAATTCTACAGGAACTTTATAAGTAAATACTTTTGTTTTTCCTTTTCCTCCAGCAAAAATATCTTTATCTAATTCATGATATTTAAATTCAATCTTATCTTTATATTTTTCTATTAATTCTGGATCTAAATTTTTATCTTCTATTAAATATTCATTTATATATAATTTTTTAGCATCATTAATTGTAACTGTATCATTTTGTAAACCTAAACTTAATGCTGCTCTTATTTCTGCGGGAAGCTCATTATCAACTTCTGTATTAATTCCATAAGCATTTAATATATCTTTTTTTCCAGGATTATATTCTGCTAAATACATACTTTCACCTGATGGATCCATAGCCGCTGCACTATTAGCCATATCCTCTATTTTTTTATTTACTCTAACTTTAGTGTCATCTATTAATTTTACATCATAACCACTATCTTCAATTACTGATTCTTCAGTTGCTGTAGATGATTTTTCTTTTAATGATTTTTCGTAATCTTCTGCGGTTAATTCACCTGTAGCTAATTTATTTGCTGTGTTTTCGTCTATACCTTGAGAAAGGTAAATATTAAATGATTCTTTTTGATAATCAGTAAGTTCAGCCATATCATTTTTAGCCAGGTATAAAATACTTTTTTTTATCTTTTTTTGATTTATTTTCCTTTTCTTCAAGTTGTCTTTTTTTAATTATTTCAATAATGTTGGTCGTTTCATCATCTTTTTTCTTTTTAAATACTTCAAAGTATCCTTTTTCTTCTTGATCTTTATAAACAGGTTCTAGCTGTTGATGATAATAAGCATTAACAATTTGAAAAGGTGTATTATTTTCAGCAGTTCCATAAAGCGCAATTAAAGTTTCTGAAGTTACTTTATCTTTATATTTATTAGCTAGTTCTTTTGCAGCAACGTCTTGTGATTCAGCTCTGAAGTTAGAATTACCATCACCTGCAAAAGCAATATCATATGATTTACCAAAAGCATTTTCATTAATTTCTTTTGCTGCTTTTTCAGCAGCAACTAATGCTCTTAAAGCTTGTGGACTTGTACTTATATCTCCAACTGTTTGAAGTAATATTTCGATGTCTTTATTAGATACTGGATAAAGTTCTTTTACTTGACCTACTATTTGTCTTTTAGTTGCAGCTTCAAATATTTCTTTAAATTCAATTAAGTCTTTATCACTAAATTCTGTTGTTTCTTGATTTCTTCCAATTAAAGCATTTGCTTTTTCTAATAAACCTACTTCATCTAATACTTTTTCAAGTCCTTTAAAAGATGATTCTAAAATACCAGTAGGTGGAACTTTTCCACCTTTTGCAAGTTTATATATTTCATTAAATCTAGTATCTATTGATTGATAATCTTTTCTAGATTTTTCAAAATCATCAGCATAAGTTGTATAAAGTTTTTCTAAAGCAGTTTCTTTTGCTGACTTATATCTTCTCTCGTTTTTATTAGCTTTTAATTTAGCAATTTCTTCTGCTGTAAATTGTTTTTCAGCTTTAAGTAATCCTTCTGAAATCATACCTAAAGGTGATTTAGCTTGACCTATAGGTTTTATACCAGAAGAAGCATTTATAATTTCTAATCCTCTTATAAAGTTTTTCTTCTTTACAGGATCGTCATTAATTTCTGTTAATTTTTTAGGGACAGCTTGAGCAATGGCTGCAAAATTAGAACCAACTTCATTAGCAAAAGCACTTACACTACTTCCTACATTAGATAAAGCTCCACTTATATCAATTGAAAACTTTCCATCTTCAGTTGTATATTTTCCGTCATCACCTGTTTCTCCTTCAATATTTTTTGTATCTACTTTAACATTTTCATCTACTTTAACATTTTCATCAACAGTTGATTCATCTGAAACAATAGGTGCACCTTTTTTAATTACTGATAATGCAGCTTCGTTAATTTTTTCTTTATTTTTTTCATCAGATATATTTAATCTTCTCTCACCTTCAATTATATTATCTGTTACTACGTTTGAAAATTCTTCAAAACTTAAAGCACCTTGAGGTGGTGAATCTATAAGATATTCTTTATATTTTTCTTCAAGACTTGCCATTATACTTCCTTAAATTCTACATCAAGTTTAGAGTAATCTACCATTAAGTAACCAAACTCATTTGCAGTAGAAGCTTGTGGTACTTGATGAGCCATTACACCTTGATATGTTTTATCATCACCTATATATTTAAAGTTATAAATTTTAATTCCTTTAGGTGATTTACCAACTAATTTAATATCTTTCTTTAATCTTATATCAGACATTTGTGCTCCAGCTAATGCTGCACCTGCTACTTGACCAAAGATACTTGGGCCAGCAACTGGTGTACCTACTGATCCTGATCTTTCTTCTCCATAACTTCTTATAGGAGCACCTGATAAAGCTCCAATCATCTGTCTTATTTGTCCAGCAGGATATTCTCTTTCTTCTATAAAATCTCTGTAATCTTCTGCAAGACCAGCTTGTTCTATACCACGAGCTGATTGGCCAAAAGCTTGAAGCCCTTGTGAAGCTGATTGTAAAGCACCTAGTTGAGTAGTTGCACCACTTAATTGTGCTGCTCTATCTGCCATAAATCTATTTGCACCTGATTCAAAACCAGCTTGTCTTAATCTTGCTGATGTATCAGCTACTGAATCTAAATATCTTTCTTGTCCTAAAACATTTTCTATACCTTGTCTTGATCCACCAAACGCACCTGAACCAATAGCTTGTGCACTCATTGCTTTTCTAGATTGTCCATAAGCTTCACCTAAATCTGTTAAAGCACCAGAGATAACTTGATTTTCATAAGGATTAGCATAAGCTTGAGCTGTTGCGGTATCAAAAGTTTGATTTGCAATATTAGCTATTTGACCTGATTGAGGAATAATTTGATTTTTATAAATATTTTCTGCTGCAATTTCTGATGGATCTAATTGAGCTATACGTTGACCTGTGTAAGCTGTATAAGGTACATTCAATACATTTTCTGCTCGTCTTAAAGTTCGTTCTTGAATTTCTTTAAAGTATTCAGGTATATCATAACTAGTCGATGACTGCTGTGGTGCCTGTACTACTGTTGTGCTTGGTTTGAAAATACTACCCATTAACTATATAAGTTCCTCCGATAACTTTAAATCCTAATTTACTAAAAGCTTTGTCTTTTCTTTCAACGTCTTTACCTTGAAAGATTTCGCATATCGCTGTAACTTTATTAGCTAGTGCGTATTCTTTGAAAACAACCATTATAGAACGAAATATCCTAAAATTTCTATGTTTAGGATTAACATGTAACCATAAAGTTCTCATAAACTTTTTGTCACTATACCATGTTTCATCAACTGTTGCAGCTAATGTTCCTACAATAATATTTTCATGTTCTACTACTATAACAAAACTATTCTTAATGTAAAACACTATATTTTGAAGAGCTTTAGCATTATTAGTGTTTCCAAAGTTAAATGGAGCTTCTGTAAGCCACGTTTTAAGTAATTCTCGTATTCGAACAGCATCAGATATTCGAGCTGGTCGTATTATATATTTATCTTTTTCCATCTTGTTTTATGTTTACTCTTAACGTACCAAATCTCCAATTATCTCCAATATCTGTATTTTCTATTTTAATATTAGATTGTCTACCACGGATACGTGTATTTATAAACCCTGTTGTGTTGCTTACTGTTAAAGCTTCTCCTACAGTTGCTGTATCATTAGGATAATCTTTTACACTTAAAGTAACATTAGCTGTACCAGTCATATTTTGAAAATCTGGTATAACCTTATTAATAAAACTAAATGTTTCACCATCAGCTATATCTCCATCACCTGATTGAATAAAAGCTGGTAAAGCCGCACCATCAGCATCTACTCCTGATTCTTGAGCATATATAAGACTTCTTCCACTTGTTAATCCATTAATAGTAGTAATTGTATTAGCATTTGAATTAGCAAAATATTCTGTAGCTAAAGGATTTAATTCAACTCCATTATCTTGATAAGTGCTTCTATTCATTGTTCCGTAATACCAAGAATTTTCTAAATAATTATAAATTACATAACGATCATTTTGAGCAGCTGAACTAGAACAATAGTACCATATTACTTCAGAAAAATTAGAATTTTGTGCAGCATAAACTTGTTCATATTGAACTTTATTTATATCATCAAATACATGATTTAATACTGGACAAGGTATTTCTTGAACAGCACCAGCATATCTAAAGAATTGTCCATCAGACATCCAATAAGCTATATCATCTATTACTATTGCAGAGTTAAGACCTACAGCGCCGCAATCATTACCTAATTGTCTAAAACCAAATATAAAAGGTGGACCAATAAAAGACATTGATTGCATAGTGGTATCTGTCCATACTAATATAGTTCCTTTAGCAGGTTTAGCACATCTAATTTCACTACCGCCGGCTATTCTTTGTGATCCAGCAGAATTAGTTACATTAGGTGTCCATTGATTATAATTTTCTTGGTCAGACCATCTAATAAACATTTTATCTTGAGTTGCACTATCACCAATAGTTGTTTCTGTACCCATACACACGACATGTCTAGTTTCAGTTGATACTAAAGATAAAGTAGAGGTAGTAGGAGCATTAGCAATAACAGAAGCTCTATTATCAGTCATACCAGCTGATTCATCCCATTCATAAGTTCCTCCATCTTTTTGTGTAATAATTAAATCTTCTCCCCAATTATTTATAGACCATAACCTTGCATCAAGAGTAATTTGAGATGAAGTTCGTGGAGTATTCCAAGCTCCAGCATTCCAATTTCCTGCTCCCCAACCAAAACCAAAAGTTTGTACACTAGGACCAATATTTAATTGATAAGAAACTGTACAATTTCCAGTAGGACCAGCGGTAGAAGTTGCTGTTGCATTACTTGAAATAATATAAGCATCAACA